AGCAAGGCGTGCTTATGTTAAATACTGCACTAACATGTGAGGTAGATAACATTGGTGCTCATGTTAAGATATGGAAAAATTGGAGTTCATCTATTTTTGCACATACTTTAGCTGATTATCCTAAAATACTTGAGTTTGTATTTATGGGTGCTAAAGCTAAACCTTTTGCAAAGATGATTCCTAATGATCACAATAAACATTTTGTTGCACATCCTGCAGCTGCTGCATACCGTGGTGGCAAATGGGATTCAAACAATCTGTTTAAAAAAGTAAATGAAAACTTAATTAATAATGGTGAAGAACCAATAAATTGGTAACTATGAGTTCAAGAAGTAAATGGAAATTATATTATTTTGGATTATTTTTATGGTATTTATTTTTAGCTTCTCTTGTTGGTTGTGATAAACAACTTGAAGAACAAATATGTTGTGATTGGGATGCTACAAATTTTGATCCTGAATATAACGGTCACAATGTAAATCAACTATACTTTACAAACAGCTCATTATGTAATGATGATGTTTGTATTTATGAAAATTATTAAATATGAATCACTGGGTAATGGATTATGAAACCCTAGTGAACTGTTTTGTTGGTGTATTTAAACACTACAAAACTGAAGAAACTAAAGTCTTTGCTATATGTAAACAGCGTAATGACTTTAGTAAGTTCCTAGAGTTTCTTAAAGAAAATACGGAAAATAAAGAGTGGCATATATCCTACAATGGATTAGCATTTGATGCACAGATCACTCACTATATTATAAAACATTACAAAGAATGGGATTTAATGGAAGGAGAAGACATTGCCGGTGAGATATATAGTTATGCGCAGAAATGTATAGAGAAAGCACATAATCATGAGTTTCAAGAGTTCCCTGAATGGCATATGTGTATTAAACAAATAGATGTATTTAAATTAAATCATTGGGATAACATGGCTAAAAGATCTAGTCTTAAGTGGATAGAGTATACTATGGACTGGAATAATATTTTAGACATGCCCATACACCATGATACAGAAATAAATACACAGGATCAGTTAGATCTAGTTATTGAATATTGTATTAATGATGTAGAAGCAACTAAAGAAGTCTTTAATAGATGTAAACCATTGATAGCTTTGAGAAAGAATTTAACAGAAAAATACAATATAAATTTGTTTAGCGCATCTGAACCAAGAATAAGTAAAGAGATCTTTGCTTATTACCTTAGTAAAGAGCTAGATATGCCACGGTATGAAGTTAAGAAGTTAAGAACATTTAGAAATGTAATTAAAGTTAAAGATCTTATATTAGATTATATTAAGTTTGATACACCTGAATTTAAAACTTTATTAGAAAAGTTTAAAACTGTAGAGATAAATCCTAATTATACTAAAGGAGGATTTAAATCTTCTGTAATATATAAAGGTGTAAAGACTGACTTTGGATTAGGTGGTGCTCATGGTGCTACTAAACCTGGAGTGTATGAGTCTGATACTGAGAGAGTTATAATGTCTTCTGATGTTACTAGCTTCTATCCTAACTTAGCTATTGTTAATAAATATGCACCTGCACATATACCTAAAGAGAAGTTTTGTGAATTATATCAATGGTTCTTTGATGAAAGAAAGAAGATACCAAAGAGTGATCCAATGAACTATGTATATAAAATTATACTAAATAGTACATATGGTCTTAGTAATGATAAAAACTCTTTTCTATATGATCCGCAGTTTACTATGTTTATTACTATTAATGGTCAACTTACACTAATGATGCTATATGAAATGATTATGACTAAGATTCCTGGTGCTGTAGCACTTATGCAAAATACTGATGGTGTAGAAACTATCATACCACGCGAGCACATAGATGCTTATATGGAAGTTTGTAAAGAGTGGGAACAGATAACCGGTCTTAATCTTGAACATGATCAATATAGTAAGTTAGTTTTAGCTGATGTTAATAACTATATAGCAGTAGATACCAACGGTAAAGCTAAATGTAAAGGTAGATTTGAGTTTGAAGGGTTAGCTCTTCATAAGAATAAGTCTAAACTGATCATTCCAAAAGCACTATACGCATACTTTGTTGATGGAACTTTACCAGAATATACAATAAAACATAATAGAAATATTCTTGATTATTGTATAGGTGCTAAATCAAAAGGTGCATGGAGGCAACATGCTGTATATGTAAAAGACGGTGTTGCAAAACAAGATCAATTACAAAAAATAAATAGATATTATATTTCAAACAAAGGTTGTAAGATAGTAAAGATAAATAAGAGTGATAAAAGAGAAATTCAATTAGAGTCTGGGCAATGGGTTCAAACTGTAATGAATAAAATAGAAAATAAAAAGTGGTCAGACTATGATATTAATGAGAAATACTATTTAAATGCAATTGAGAAAGAAATTAATAACATAATTGGTGTAAAAAGTGACCAATTGTTATTGTTTGAATAAGTTTTATTATTATATTTGTAATGTTATAATTCATGAAGTCCAAGGGAGCCAAGGTTTCATTCGTGCACGGCTCCCCTCTGGCACTAAAACTAATTAAATATGGGATACACAAGACCAACAACTACTACAAGAGATATGCTAGTGGCAGCACCACTACCTAATCATGGAAAAACTTATACAGTTATTCCTCATAAAGATGTCATAGAGACAACTAAAACTCTATTAGACAAAAACGGATTTAGAATCACAAAAGAACTTTATAGAGCTAATATGAATGCAAAAGTAGCACAAGGTGTTTATCATCTTGCTTCTACTAAAGATGAAGAAATGGGCATGATGTTTGCCTGGACTAACTCTTATGATAAAAGTACACGGTTTCAGTGTGCTGTAGGAGCTTTCGTAAATGTATGCAGCAATGGTATGCTATGTGGAGACATGGCAAACTATGCTAGAAAACATACAGGTAAAGCAGATCATGATATTCATACTCAAATAAGTTCACAAATTAAGTCAGCTAATAAGTATTTTGATAAGTTGATTGATGATAAGAATAAAATGAGACAAATATTTCTACCTAAAAAGAATCAGGCAGAACTAGTTGGAAGATTATTCTTAGATGAAGAGATTATAGATGCATCACAAGTTTCTGTTATAAAAGCAGAAATGAAAGATCCATCATATCATTACTCAGCTGATCTTAATAATGCATGGACATTTTATAATCATGTTACACATTCTTTTAAAAAGTCTCACCCACGTACTTGGATGAGTGATCAAGTAAAGTTTCATGAGTTTATGACTGCAGAACTATTAAGTCAAGTTGGATTACATCAAAAAGATAATAATTGGGATTTATCAAAGATAGGATCTGACTGGGATGCTGATATGGAAGCACAAGAATATGATACATTTGAAGAATACAAAGTATGATAACTAAAGATATAAGAAAAAGTCTGAAGATAAAACCATCTGGAAGATCTTCAGACTTTATATCTCCTAGTTTTGGATGGGGGTGTTTATATAAATGCTCCTATTGTTATATGAAAAGGAATAAACCAAAAGGTTTATCAATAGCTACTAATACATCAGAACTATTAACACAAATAAATACACATGCTACATTTGCGCAATTAGAAGTAGAAAAGCCAAATCAAACACATGAAAAGTATATCACATATGATATAAGTTGTAATGAGGATTTTGCACTACATTTAAAACATCATGATTGGAAAACAATATTTAATTTTTTTAAAGATCATGATATTGCTATGGGAACTTTAGCAACTAAGTATGTAAATAAAGAATTACTTAAGTATAATCCAAATAAGAAAATAAGAATAAGATTTAGTCTAATGCCTGAAAAGAAGAGACAACTCCACGAACCTAACACATCTACAATACAAGAAAGAATAGAGGCAATAGATCAATTTATAGAAGCAGGATATGATGTACATATTAACTTCAGTCCTATAATAGTTTATGATAAATGGTTACATGACTATGATGAGTTATTTTGTTTATTAGATAAATATGTTAAAAACAAAGAAGGAGTTTTATCTGAGTGTATATTTTTAACACATGAAATACATAAACACTATAGTAACCTATTACGTCATCCAGAAACAGAAGTTGATTTACGCAGAGAAGAAATACAAGAGTACAAAACATCACAATTCGGAGGTAAAAATATAAGATATAAACACTATTTAAAAAGAGATTTTATAAATAAATTTACAGAGCTGCATGATACATTAATACCTTGGAATAAGATTAGATATATTTTTTAAATTATGAAAAACCTATTACTATTTTTATTATCTTGCATAAAGATTACTAGTGGATCTATACTTCTACTAATTATTATATTGTTCTGGTTAACAGCACTATGTTTAACCATTTTAGCAGAATCCATTACTTGGATAGAGCTAAAGTTAACTAAGTTATTAAAAAGATGTTGGGGGGATGATGAACTCTAACATATTATTGTTTAATTAATTAATTCATACACTATGAAAAAAAACACAACACCAAAGTTTGACTACAAATACAAAGACAAAGTTGAACCTAAATTTGATTATAAGTATAAAGAAAAAGTTGAACCCAAGTTTGACTATAAGTATACTACAAAAGAAGAAATGGAAAATAAAAACAAAGAATATTTTAATTGAAAATAAATAAATTTTTTGAACTTTTAGAACAGAGGTTCACTAAAACTAGAGAAACTTATACTGTTAAGATGGACGAGTATGCTACTGACCTAGATGTATTCCAATCATTTAAAAACGGTGTAGGTTTTTCTTTTGAAGATACACCAGAAGGTGTAGCATGGAGTTATGCTTGTAAACACTTTGAAAGTATTAAAACCATTATAAGTAAACTTCCTGATGAGATCCCTTCAGATGAACTATTAGAAGAAAAAATAGGAGATGCCATAAACTATCTTATAATTCTTGAGGGATTAATAAAAGAAAGAGGGGACAAATAGTCTCCTCTATCTTCCTTGTCCTCTATACTTTTTGGTATAATTACTACCCCCTTTATTGAATGTAGTTTTGCTTTTAGCATGTCTACCATGAGATTTCTTTATAGAAGGGTTAAAATAAAATTGTTTTAGTTTTGCCATTATAATACACCATTAGGGCCCACAGCTGCTGATATTGGTGAGTGGTATTCACCACCACACATTAAAATAGAACCTCCACATTTTTTGTAATTTTTTTTCTTATGTGTATGTTTAACACCTCCGCCTTTATGTTTCTTCTTGCTCATATTTTTAAATGTTTTTGCTAAATTATACCTCTTAGTTCCTGGTCTACATGTTGGACCTCCAAACTTATCACCAGTACAAACACCTTCAGTACCTCTACGTTTTATACTATCAGTAACTTTTTTAATCCAATTTTTTTTGGGCATTACAAGAATTTTCTACCAGTGCTACCACCTTGTCTTAAGAACTTACCTCTAGCTATACCACCAGTCTTTTTTATCTTCTTGATAGTACCATCTTTATTAAACTTAACTTTTTTACCAGATTCAATTGCTGCCATTACAATATCATTTTGTGTAGGTCCTTGCTCTATTAAATTTGCATTTCCTACTGAATTCCCTGTCATATTAGCTTGTGCCATATTCATCATATTTTCAAAATTCATCATATCCAATTGTTTTTGGATTAATAATGCTTTCTCTTCATCTGATAAACTAGTACCTCCTTCCATAGTTGTAGGATCTTCCATTCCTCGCCCAACTGGCATATCTACAACAGTTGTATCCATGACATCATCCTTTGATAGACCCCCTTCTGTAATTATATTTCCAAATCTATCATAATTAATATCACCTTCCATAGACCCTAAAGTTGTTCTTTCTTCAGCTTTAGTTGTTTCACCTTTCTTTTGATACTTAGATAAGCCCTTTTGTATTTTTTTCTTGAAAAAATTTCTATTTACTTTTTTATAACCCATAATTATTTCTTTTTCTTATTAAACTTTTCTGCAGTTCTACCTCCAAAATAAGCTCCAATAACTGTTATTAAAACTAATTGTAGAAGATCTGTCCACTTTTCTTCCACTGTAAATGTGAGTGCACCAGCATCAATAAAGATCAATAACATTGTACACACTATTAAAAATATAAGAACCATAGGTCTTACATTCTTACTTAACCATGAATCAGAGTTCATATCTGCCGTCCAACGGTCAGTTATGTTCTTCTCCATTTGAGCTTCATGATTCATGATCAGCTCTTTTAGCTTTCTTTTAGCCTCTAGCTTTTCATCATCTGTAGTTACAAGGTTGTCTATAACACCACCCACGGATTCTATCAGGTTGCTTCCGGCCCCTGAAAAAATCTTTTTAAGCAAGCTCATATTTTAATATTCGTAACCTCTCCTAACTTTCTTATAGGTAAGCTCAGGATTTGCTTCAGCTAAGGCTTCTAAACCTTTACTAGCAGTTCTTATCATTCCTGGTGCAGTACCTTTATATTGTGGTGTGTTGACCTCTACTCTGTCATTCATTCCCATTGCAGCTACTTTAGGCTTTTTTGGGTCCATAGACATTCCCATACCTGCTTTAACTAATGGATCTTCTATCATTCCACCTCTAATATTATGTGAGCCACCAGTCATGTATTCATAACCGCTTCTAACTTTTTTACTTTTGGAACCTCCATCACCGTAGGACATTCCTGCTTCTCGCATTCTATTTGGCATAATTTTATATTTTAATTGTTATTACTTTTTTTCAAAAAATCTATCAAAAGCACCTTCTTTAACTGTCTTTACAAAAAGTTCAAATTGATCTTTAGTAAATTCAGTGTACCCTTCTTCTTCTCCTCCTACCACTACTTTGTCAGATTCAGTTGAGATGTCAATTGCTGGACAACTCTTACAGCTAGCACAAAAGGTCATTTGTGATCTATGTGCTGTTACTTTTACGTTTTTTAATCCTTCTAATTCCATTGGTTTAAGACTTTAAAAATGTTACATATTCTACTACACAGTCTGCTGTATTTGCTTGTATTTCAAAACCATCACTAGGGTTTACACAAAAGAAAATAAATTCTCCAGGGTGTAATATACCCCATACATTACCAGCATCATTTTTTAAATCACAGAAATTAAGTTCATCTGTGTTTTTAATATAAACATAAGTGGCTGTTCCTACAGCAGCAGCAACTACTACAGAAGCTGCTCCGTGTGCTACAGTTATAGTATCAGAAGTAGTACTACTGTAACTAAAACTATCTGACATACTTTTGTTCAAAGTAAGTAACCCATCCACTGTGTCCGGGCTACTTATCTGAAATGTTGTATTTAATGTTGCCATTTATAATTCAAATCCAAAATTTAATACTATAAACCTGAAACTTTTGTTCGGGTTCCAATTTAATTCTAATAGGGTCAATGTCCCAAATCTAAATGTGAAGTCAACAATATTCTTTTTATTTCCTTCACGCCAACTGTTTATCCAGTTCATATTTTTATATTATTGGTTATATAATAATATACAAAAAAATACCTAGAAATTAAAGTATGATGTAATTTATTCCAAACTTGAAATCATGCCAGTCCCTATTCCAGTACTTGTTATATTTACCTTCAATAAATATACCTAGGTTTCTATTGATCTTATAACCAAAGATTAAACCACCAGAATAATCTATCCAATTACCACCATTAAAGTTATGATATGAATACTCTCCCCCTGTATTAAGATGATAAGGAAGTACGTTGGCCCATGAGTGTAGCCAGATTTTTTTAGTGTAGTAGTAATAGTCAGCACCAACCACTATAGAATAACACCACTGTACAGGTAATGCATCCTTGCTAGACTTTACATATTGATCAAGCATCTGTGGGATCACTACCTCTTCCCATACTTCAGTACTTGTAGCCACGACAGCTCCACTAGGGTCTAAGTAGCTTATTCCTGCTGGGTCAAAGTCAATTGTGTAGCCTTCCTCTAAAGCAAGGTTTGTATAGTGTATGTTCCCGTTGGATAACACCCACTGTGCTAACGGATCAAAACCATAAGGCTCGGAGATCCTTTGTGCTGTCCCTGCAGTAAGTGAAAGTCTCTTGCCTATCTTTTGTCTATATCGTTGTGATGCTTCCATGTACTCTACATCAGCAAAACCATCCTGTAGATACTCTACCTTAACAACCCATCTATCTGCTAGGTATCGTAAGAAGTGATGTTGGTCTACGTAAGAGTCACCCTGTTGTCTTCTGTAGTCTGCTTCAAATAGAAACTCAAATCCTCTAGTTCGTCCAATAGTAGCGGCATCAGAGTATGATGTTTCTGTACCATCTTTGAATGTGTTAGCCTTATTCTCGTATCCAAATCTTTGTATCTTTCTTACACCTAGGGTTAGTGCATAGTCAAATGGAGTTTCTATTACATCGGTCTGAAGTCCATCTAATATAGAATATGTATTCTGATCTGAAATAGAAGTACCACCATTTACTGCAGCATAAAATGTAGAAAACTTGAAAGTCTTTTTAAGTTTTGTTTTAAACTTACTTTCATCTTGTGCATTTATCGTAAAAGATAATAATAATAATATGTAAATTAATTGTTTCATTTCCCTACAGTTTGCATTGCAATATAATGTGATGTATTAAAATTCCAACCTTTTTTCATATGGTCTACCATAGACTCAATATGTTTTTTAGTATGATGTGATTGATGAGTTCTTAACTGAGCTTGTTGCACTTTATTTAAATCACACACATTCACTCCTTTAACTTTTAATTGACAAGTTCTAGGTACTAGTCTAGAGCTTTGTACTATTCTGTCTGTCAATCCTGCTGTTCTTCTAACATTAGGTCTTTGATTAGGATTTCTTCTAATTCTTGTTGAGGTTCCTATCCGGTCACCTCTTCTTATTGTAGTTGTTGTTGCCGGCTGTGAAGCTGGGGTAACTGTAGTAGTAGAAGCACCTGTAGAAGGAGCTGCAGATGGTGTAGACATCATTGACCCACCACCACTTGGGGCTGGACTACTATAACCTGATGTATTGTGATATGACATATTAATTTATTTTATTTTCCAACTTTTTTCTGTGCCATTTTATGAGAAGCACTAAATGATGCACCTTTTTTCATAGCATCAACCATCATTTTTATATGTTTTTTTGTATGATGTTTTGAATGCTTTTCTAAAGTTTTTTGCTGTCTCATAGTTAATGCACATACATCAACACCTTTGACTTTTCCTATACATTTTTCTCCACCTTTTTGGTAAGTTGTTACACTCTTAGGCATTGTTCCTGTTTTTTTTGCAGGTGTAATTTTTTTTGCAGGCATAGTTTTAAATATTAAAGTTTAACAATTTTTTTATTAAGTATTATCTTATCATATTTAATAATAAGATTGTATATTCCATCAGGATATTCTGATAGATCTATTCTTTTTATATTATCTGTTTTTATTAATCCACCTACCATATTATACAGTTCTACATCAATATTTAATCTTGTTTCTATAGTAAATGTATTTGCTGTTGGATTAGGATATACAACAATATCACTACCAGATAACTCATCTAAATCAGTAGGCCAACCTAATAAACAAATATTATACATAGATTCACAAGTTGCATCCCATTCTTCAGTACAACAATAAGAATCTACATCTATTACCCAAGCATAACAACCATCATTTAACCAATATGGATTACCTGGACCATCCACACAACCAGCATCATAAAGACAAGTAGTATTATCTGGTAAGTTAACTAGCGGATCATAGTTGTATGCATTAGGATCAGCACATCCTTCTATTATAACTACACAACTACCATCATCAAAACAAGCATCTTCATCATAGTTTAGTGCAGTAGCATCAGTGCAACCTCCAAGATAACAACAAGAGTTATCTAAAGTATTTGCTAGCGGATCAAAGTTAAGAGCTGTTTCATCTGTACAACCGTATAAAAATTCTATACAAGTTCCATTATCTGTGTTAGCAGCTGGATCATAATTAAATGCTGTACTATCTATACACCCGTATATTACAGGCACACATGAACCATTATCTGTATTAGCTGTAACGTCATAGTTAAAAGCAGTGGGATCTGTACAACCGTATATTATACCAACACAACTGCCATCATCATCAGTTGCTTCCGGCATATAGTTAATAGCAGCAACACTAGTACATCCTAGTATTTCAAGCTCATCACAAATTCCATCTAAGTCAGCATCATTTATACACACATCACTGCAGTTATAATACTGATCAGGATAAGTGCACCCTCCACTATCTGCATTTGCACCTGGATTATAGTTGCATGCTGAAGAGTCAGTGCAACCTAAGTATATACAAGCACCGTCATCCTCATTTGCATCTGCATTGTAGTTCCAAGCTGTAAAATCTGTACACCCAACTACAAGAGCCACACAAGAATCATCATCTACGTTAGCTTCTGGATTATAATTAAATGCTAAATCATTTGTACATCCCTCTACTATAGGTTCACATGATCCGTCATCAGTGTTAGCTTCTTCGTTATAATTATATGCTGATGGATCTAAACAACCAACAACTGTAGGTATACAATATGTTCCACAAAAAGGTATAGCTACATACTTTGTCCAAAAAGGAGATGTAAAATTTTGTAAAGCACCTTGACCATTGTCAGCAAATGGATTATAACCTTCGTACATTAACTCAATGCCATTAGCATTAGTTAACTTAAATGAATTGTGCCAGGTTTGAAATTCTATCTCTTGAGGTGGTTGCTGTGGCCCTCCTACCTCAAAGTAGTATACTTCAACTGGCACACCTGGGTCTAGTATAAGATCAAATGTTTGTTCATAAGATCCTGGACCCATTGTATATGTACCTATTATAAGACCATTCTGCATAATTCCCAAGTAAGAATTACCCCAACCATCACCACCTGCATCACCTATCCAT